CGCCAATGAAAACAGAAGATATGATAGAATATTGTCTTACAAAAAAGGCGCATATAAGGATCTTCCGTTCGGCGATTGTCTTTGAAAGGCTCGATTGAAGATCAGGTAATATTAGAAATGATAGACCGCAGCTATAAGCTGTAGCGGCAAAGCTGCCGAAATATATTCAGAAACGGCTTGCAGATCAATAAAAAATGGGGGCGTAAAGGTTTCGACGGGGATCTTGAAGCATGATAAGCGAGTAGAGGAGCGCACTCTCTTTAAACGGCGTACGTTTTAAAATTAAACGACAACGATAATTTTGAATTAGCAGCTGCTTAATGCTGCTCGTCTTACCTTTGATTACCACGGCTTAGGATAAGGCGTCGATTAGTGGTGAACGTCATTGAGTAAAGGCTGTAGCTCTCTTGATGTATTGCAGTCTACCGATAATTTCCGCCTGCTTGTTTGCGGACTTTAAAGGGAAACGGAGTAATCCGAAATAACAAGCTACACTCGTAGAAATTCGTGGGGATAGGTTTTCGGACAGGAGTTCGATTCTCCTCGCCTCCACCATCATGCACCTATCCGAACTCGGCGACGAGGCCACGATCATCGTGACGCCGGCCGTGTTCGTGCTGACGGTGCCGCTGCCGGCCTGCGTATAACGGCCGGAAACAAAAAAAGACCCGCTCGGGATTTCTCCCGGGCGGGTCTCGTCGTGTACGGCCCATTCTGGGCGCTTTTAGGCGGCTTCTTTTGCGGGCGGGTGTTTCCGCCCTTCGAGCTTCTCGCGCTCCTGCGGGCGCCTGGGCGCCTCTGGGGCCGTTTTATTCGTCCCCGGGAGGTTTCCCGTTCGACGGGATCTTCGTCTCTCGGCAGACCTGCTCGATCTTGGTGTTCAGCCAGGCGTCGAAGTCTCCGTAGATCTGCGCGAGCGCACTGACGGCCGTGTCGCTGAGGATCTCCAGCGTCTTGTCTTTGGCCTGCTTGAACGCCGCGAGCTGGGCCTCCTTCGTGAAGGCCCCCTGCTGCTTCAGGGCGTCGACGTAGGTCTGGGCCGTGTAGGTGACGGCCTGGGTGACGGCGTCGGTGGCCATCTGGGTGTACTTGGCCGCGGTCTCATTGTCGAGCTGCTTCTCGATCTTCGCGGTCTCCCTCCTCAGCAGCGCCACGACGTAGGCCCCGCCCGCTGTGATCAGCAGGCAGAGGATCGGCACGAAGGCTGTGAGGATCTGTGTGGTGGTTTCGTTCATGGTGTTCCTCCTTCTTTTTACTGTCCTCGCACGGAGGGAAGGGGCAGCTCTCGCAGTCCTCTCCGGGGCTGCAGATCTTTTTCCCGTCCCAGCGCACGAGGGAGACGATCCAGATCGCCCAGACGGCGATCAGGATCACGACCAGCGCGGCGTCGGCGATGACGTTCAGCGTCTCCATGGTCAGGCCTTCGTGAAGCTGCCCTCATCGACCCAGCCGTAGACCGTCGCGCCGGATCCGGAGACGCGGATCAGGTGGTAGGGGTGCTTAGCCTTGCCGAGCTGGTAGATCTGGGTGATCTTCGCCTTGCCGCCCTTGCAGCCCTTCGGGGTGCTCGCGTAGGCGCTGGCGTAGTGTGTCGTGCCCTTGTAGTCGACGATGTCGCCGACCTTCGGCGTCCACTTCTCCTCGGTCGCTGCCTTCTGGATCAGGGCGGTGTCGACCCAGCCGTAGACGCTGGAGCCGCCGCCGGAGATCGCGATCAGGTGGACCGGGTGCTTCCCGGACGGGTAGAGCGCCGTGACCTTCGCCTTGCCGGGCTTGCAGCTCGGGCCGGTGGAGGCGTTCGCGCTCGCGTAGTGGATCCTGCCGGTGTAGTCGACGATGTCGCCGACCTTCAGATCGCCGGCCGGCTTCGTGGGCGTGGGATCCGCCGGAGGAGTGACGACCGGTGCGCTGCCGCCCTTGTCGAACTTCGGACGACCGAAGCCGAGGGTGTAGCCGTCGTGCATCTTCCTGTTGATCCGCTTGACCATGTCCGAGGCGTTGCCCTCGATCGTGACGATCGTGGAGCCGTTCACGCTCTCGACGATGCCGGTGTGGCTGACGTCCGAGGTGGACTTCCCGAAGAAGATCTGATCGCCCGGCTGCGGGTTCTCGGTGAAGTAGCGGCCCTGCTTCTTGTAGTAGTCCAGCGACCACCGGCAGCCGGCGCCGTAGGGTCCGGTCTGGCACTCGACCTGCTGGGCCTTCTTCGCGTCGCAGCCGGCGAGCTGGTAAAAGCACCAGTCGACGAAGACGTCGCACCAGGCGTAGCCGTTTTTATTGCCGTTGTAGTAGCCGGCGGCGTAGAGGTCGCGGGCGAACTTGGTCCAGTTGTTCGAGCCGGTGTTCGCCGTCTTGTTGTCAAGCTGGGAGTTGCTCGCCTTCTCTTTGTAGCCGAGCTCGGCCGCAGCGATTTCGAGCAGCCGGGCGGCCGTGCAGGATCCGGACGCTGCCGGCTTCTGCGGGGCGGTGCTTGCGAACTGGTCGAAGTATTTCTGGCCGTAGCCGGCGCGGGCCTGCTGTACTCGCTCGCCCTGGTCAGCGGGGCGCTCGTATTGCAGCAGGACGATGTCGGACGCCTCCCTGACGGAGGTCGCCGCCTTCAGGACCTTGATGACGGCAGAGTAGCCGCCGATCTCCTTCCAGAGGAAGCCGAGCTGCGTCTCCAGGTCTCCGATCGAGGCCCCGGCGCCCTTTGCGTATTTCAGGAGCGCCTCCTTGCGCGACCAGTAGGTCCACTGTGCGAGGCCGTAGCCGGCGGAGTCGTGGACGAAGTCGGTGTACTTGCCGGAGTCCACGGCCGCGGTGTATTCGACGTCGTTCATGCAGAGCTTCTTCTCGTAGCTGTTCTGCAGGTTGGTCGGGACCAGGGCGCTCTCTGCGTAGAGGTTCCCCATGAGGCCGGCCGCGCCGTAGGCGGTCAGGCCTTTGCCGGTCAGATAGTTCCATATCTTCTCGGCGTTGGTTGTTCCTTTAAGGCTCATTTTTTTGGTTCTCCTTTTCTTGCTTTTCGGCAGCACGACGAGCGGCGGCTTCATCCTGTTTCTGCCACTTGCGATCCTGCCGGCGTTCTTTGGTGTTCTTGATCCAGGCCATCGCCCCGCACTCCCCGCCGAGGGCGCTGAAGAAGCTGACGACGAGAGTGTCAGGGATCCCGCCGGTCTCCCGGTATAGGCGGATCATCTCGCAGGTGAAGGCCGCCAGCGCGATCGCGATGATCACGAGGATCACGTCCATCGTCCGGGTCTTCGGCCTGGCCTTCCTTTTGGCGTGCTTTGCGGCCGTCCTTTTCCCTCTCGTGGCCATGGTCGTCACCTCATTCCTCATAGAGGGACTCGACGCCCTGCTGGGCGAGGAAGTCCTTCTGCGCGTGCTTAACGCTTGCGGCATATTCGAGGGCGGCTCGCATATCGCCGTTACAGTGCGTGTCCGGGATCCGCTGCACCGCTTTCGCCGTGGCCTCCCCGAGCGCGATCGCGGCGTTCACGCCCTGGACGAGGAGCAGCTCGTGCTGCTCTCTGGCCTTTTCGTGCTTTTCCTGAGCAGCTCGACGATCCGCTTCGTCGTCCTCTTTCTTCTTGGTCTGCTTCGTGATCCTCTGCTCCAGAAGCCAGAAGCAGAAGCCGGTAATAGCCGAGGGGATGCTGGCCGCGACTATCACCGCGAGAATGATGTCCTTCATGGGTTTACCTCCTTTCCGAGTTCCTCGGCGGAAGCGAGGACGCGGGCCTCTTCTTCGCTGAGCTCTCTGTGTTGTATGACCTCGAGGAGGAGGGCCCCGCTCATGCGGGTCAGCTTCTCGATGGTTTCCTGTTGTTCGAGACATAACAGTTCAAGCGTCAAAATTTACTCCTTTCATGGTCCCGGCGAAGAAGCGATCCATCTCGCCGACGGTCCTATATCCGTTGTACTTTTTCGCGTAGCCGCGCCAGGACTGGTAGCTCTGCCAGATAGACGACGGAGGCATCCGCCCGGCGTCGTACTCCTCGCGCATGAAGACGATCCGCTTTCGCTCTTCGTTGATGTTCTCCCGGGTGAGCCGGAGGACGACGCGGCCGGTGTCTTCGATGTGTACGCGCTTTTTCAAGTAGACGAAGTCGTCGGTCAGCGGCCGGATCAGTGTCTTCCGCTCGTTCATCGTAATCCCGAGGAACTGAAGCGCCTCTCGGATGACCTCGTGGCACCAGGCGAGATACTGAAGATCCGGGTGCATGATGTAGCTGTCGTCCATGTACCGGGCGTGGCAATGAACGCCGAGCTGGTTCTCGATCAGCTTGTCGACGGGCGTCGGGTAGTAGACCGCGCCGACCTGGGAGATCTCAGAGCCGAGGCCGATCCCCGTGTCCCCGTCGAAGGAGTCGATGAAGAAGCGGATGAAGTAGTCGATGCGCCGGTCATCGACCAGGTCGCAAAAGCCGGTGTTGAGGCCTTCGTGAGGTATCGAGCCGAAGTAGTCGTGGTAGTCCATGAGGAGAATCCCGCCTTGCTTTCCGTACCGGGCGTAGTGCCAGCGGATATGCTCGACGAGCCTCTTCAGTGCGAGCTCCGTCCCTTTTCCCTCCTGACTCGCCGTGTTGTCGTAGATGAGCCGGGGATAGACGACGGGCTTCAGGACCTCGTTGCAGAGGAGCTTCTGAACGACGCGCTCGCTAATATGAACGGACTGGATGTGCCGGAGCTTCCCGCGCTCAATGATGTCGAAGCGCTTGAAGCCTCGGCCCTTGAAGGTCTGGTTCTCGATTTCGTTCCGGATTGAAGCGAGCCACCTGAGCTTGTCGATCTCGAAGCGCTGAACCGATGCCTTCCACCTCACGCCGGAGGCGCAGGCGTTCGCGGATCGGAGCAGCGCGTCAGAGTCGGTCATGTCCTCGAGGGTGGGCTTCGTTGAGTTATTCATAAATAGGGCCGCGCGCGGTGCTCCCGCCGTTGACCGCGATCCGAAGAGCGAAGTCAAGCCACGGCCGAGTTCGCCCGGGTGTCACGCCGAGCCCGGTCGTCGTCTCCCTGTATCAACGATTTAAGGGACTGATTTCGCTCTCGTTACTCTCCTGCCCGTGTTTATACATCCGAACGGCGCGAGCCCATTGGTGTTCGAGGCGTTGTTCCAGTTGGCGTTCCCGTTCGAGTTCACATTACAGAAGTTACTGCTGTTGCTCGCATTAGGAGAACGCTCCCACCAGTTGTTCGCTGAGCCGAGGCCGAAGTAAAGAGACGCGGCCGTTATATCAAAGCGCTATGGCTTGATATACGTTTTATAGATTTCCTTGTCGTGGTCGAGGACTCCGGAGATCAGCCGGTAGGCCGTTTCGCAGGCGTCGCCGATCTCGAGCTCCTGGTCTGAGAGCTTTTTCTTGTACTCTTCCTCCTGTTTCCTCCGGCGCTCCTCCGCAGCGTTGAGCTCTTCTTCCGTCTTCTCGGGGTCGGGCTTCTTCTTTTTCTTGGGCTTGCCTTCCGAGGCGTGGTCGTGCCGCTTTACGAGTTCGAGGAAGATGTAGCTCGCCGTCGCGATGTGTTCGAGCTGGCCGCGGGCGGTGAGGAAGTGCTCCCGGCGAAGTTCGTAGTCTCCGACGGAGCTGTACTTTGACAAGTAGACCGAGTCCGCGATCTGCAAGTGTTCGAGGCAGGAGAGGGCGGTCTTGATGATGCCGTCGGCGTAGTTCTGTTTGTACTTTTGGGGCTTGTTCATCAGGATCTCACCGAGGCGGATGTTCAGGGTGTAGACCTCGTAGATGAACTGAGCCGACGAGACCTTCCGCTTCCATATCGGGACGGCCATCACGCGCTTCCTCCTTTCTTAGTTTTTGGGTTATAGGCGGCGGCACAAGGCCGCCGCCCAAACGACGGTAAAAGGTTAGATACAGCCGAACGGCGCGAGCCCAGTGGCGACCGAGGCGTAGTACCAGTAGGCGCTCCCGCCCGAGTTCACATAACAGAAGCTACTGCTGCTGCTCGCACGAGGAGAACGCTCCCACCAGCTGCTCGCCGAGCCGCTTCTCAGCTTCTTCCGGTTCGCGGCGGTTTTGTACCACTCGACCTGTTCAAGCGCGGCCGCTTCCGTGCTGTTCGAGTAGCTCCGGGTGCCGAAGATTTCCTTCTCGGCACGAAGGGCGAAGAAGTCCTCGGACTCCTTCAGCGTCGAGCCGTTGTACGTCGCGGCGGTCGTGACCTTCATCTTCTTGAAGATCGAGCGGAGCGTCTCAGGGATCGCGCCGTAGTAGATCGCGTTGCACCAGGTCCGGCGGGCGCTTCCTTCCCAGGAGCCGGAGTTCGTGTTCGAGCTGTTCATGTAGCCGGACTCGTTGAGCGAGGCGACCTGGTCGACCTGGAAGTGGATCGGCTTGCCGTCGGCTCTCGAGATCCCGGCCGTCGCTCCCGCGTGGGAGAGGACGAGCTGAACGGTCTGAGCCGCGTGAGACTCGCCGACGCCGGTCTTCTCCATCGCGCTGAGCTGAACGGTCCTTACGTCTCCGACCTTCCAGCCGGTCTCTTCCACGGTCAGCGTACCTGCGTCGAGCGCTGCGACCATAGCGGCGATCTGCTCGTCGGTGCCATCGGCCCAGGAGACGATCTCGATCGGCGGCTTCTCCTCGACGGTCACGCTGAGCGTGACGGACTTCGTGACGCCCTGCTCCGTGTAGGTCGCCGTGACGATCTGCGAGCCCGGGGTGTCAAGCGTGGCACCGTTCGCAGGATCGAAGACGCAGGAGCCCGTCACGGTCTTGGTGGCGCCGTCTGTATAGTGCGCGAGGATCTGCAGCCCTTCGAGGTCGAGCGCCTCGCCCTCCCGGTAGGTCATCTTTGTCGGATTGGACTCGATGCTCAGGTACGCCAGGACCACGCCGGCGGTGACGTAGACGGTCAGAGTCGTCTCTTTCTTGACGCCTCTCTCGGTGTACTCCAGCTTGACCACGGTCTCGCCCTCGTCGTTCAGGGTCGTCCCGTTCGCGGGCGTTGCGATCACGCTGCTCGTCACGTCGGCCTGCTTGCCGCTGTTATAGGTTGCCGTGACCACCATGCCCGAGAGGTCAAGCTGCTCGCCCGGCTTGTAGGACGTCTTCGGGTTTGCCGTGACATCGATCCGCTCCAGCACGCGGGCGATGACCGTGATCGGGATGTCCGCGGTCTTCGTCACCTGCCCGGCGGAGTATGTCGCCACGACCTTCGCCAGCTCGGCCGGCAGTATGGACTTGTCCGCCGGGCTGAAGGAGCAGCGGTCCGTCACGTTCTCCAGGACCTCGTCGGTGTAGGTTGCCTGCACAAGCAGGCCGGCGAGATCCAGCTCGTCGCCCTCGTAGTAGGTGATCTTGTCCGGCTGGGTGATAACATCCAGGGCCGCGAGGGCGTACACCACGATCGGCTGCAGCGCGTACCGGGTGATGTCGTTGTCCGTGTAGGCGACGGTCACGTTCTGAAGTGCGGTGTCGAGCAGCTGAGCGTTGTCGAGCGGCGTGGTCTTGTAGTCCTCGGCTGACAGCGCCTTCTTCGAGGCGTCGCTATATACGGCGGTGACTTCCATGCCGGCAAGCGAGAGATGCTCCCCGACCGGGTAGCGCTTGACGTTCGGCTCCGTTGTGACCGAGATACCCAGCAGCGAGATCTCGTCCGAGTCGGTGATCGTGTAGGTGATCTTCATCGTCTGCGCTGCGGTCTTAACGACCGGCGTCGTCAGGTTGTTGATGGTCGCCAGGTAGGACCGGTTGAACACTACGGCCTGATGGTTGTCGGGGGAGCTGGAATAGGATCTCCTGCGGATCAGCTCCTTCGCGCCCTCCCTTACCACGGTGTTATGTGCGCTGTAATCGTAGAACTTCGACCTGGCCAGGAATACCTCGTCATTGGGGAAGATGATCTGCTGATTGCCAACGATGATGTAGCCCGTGACTTCGTCATAGCCGAGGCTGGTGTCGGAGTGGCTTGCGACCGTGATCTCCGTGATGTCGGCCGTGTTGCTCAGGTTGATCTTGAGGATCTTTGTGTAGTCCCCGTATTTGTAGCAGTAGAGATAATGATCCCGGATAGCCGCAGCTTTTGATGCCCCCGTCCCGAAGCTGGGAAGCTGCACCCCGGAGATGGAGAAGTGCCCTTCCTTATGCGTGAGAGTGTTGACGTCGATGTCGCAGGTGTAGATGTAGGCGTCGCCGGAGCTGTTGCCCTGGTGCGCGTAGCCGATGCAGTGGCCGTTCGGTCTCACCTCGAAGATGATGCCGCCATTCTTGACAATGTTCTTGTCGCTTTCGCTCTCGATGACGACGCCCTCGACCTTGTCGTAGTTCATGTACGGGCTCAGAAGCCGGGCGTTCACGGACTTCAGCGTGTTCACGATCGAGTTGAGCTTCCGCACCTGGATGTGCTCGCTTTCCGCGTCGAAGCCGACGAAGAAAAGCGCATATTTATTCATGCACACGAAATCCCTGAACCACCGGGTATCTGTTGCCGAGTTCCTGTTGCTGTATAAGCTATGATACATGGACCCGGGGAAGCCGTTGCCCACGGAGAAGTGGGTCAGCCCGATGCAGGCGATCGTCCCGTTTCCTTGGGACGTCGTAAAGTCCCATATATGCTGGTAGCCGTTGGTGAGCTGCTTGGACTCCGTTTTGTTGTAGGTGCCCATGCGGATGTCGGTGCCGGCGTCGGTGGAGTCTCCGGCGTAGGCAATAGGCGCCACCGGCGGGAACATGACCTGCGGATCCTCCTCGATGACTTCCTTGAATAGCAGCACGCCGCCGAGCGCTCGCGTGGCCAGCGGGAGATAGCCGGAGAGGTCGCCGGTCACGGCGCTGAGGGCGAAGGCGTTGTTGTTCACCAGCTCGTCGATAATGTTCGTGAAGAGGTTGTCCTCCTCATAGACCTGGATCTTGCCGGTTTCGACATCCGTCAGTTCGATTTTTGCGTGTCCTTTTAACATAGTTCCTCCTTTTAGTCTGTTGTGTTTTCCGATGCCGCGGCGGGCTGCTCGGCAACGACTACGAGATCGGCCTGGAAGTCTGACAGACTGAGCAGGCCATGCCGGAGCTCGATGCCCCGGAACATCTGGTCGATGCCCTTCGGCCGTGCCGGCGGCGCGGAAACAGATACATCGGTGAAGAAATGCCCGATTTCCACGGACTGAGCGGCGAGCATATAGCCGGGGAATACCTCCGAGACGGTGATGCTCTTGTAATTTCCGCCGCCTTCTCCGGCCATTCCCTGTCCGGATATAAGCGCGTGGACATCTCCGGACGCTATGGTTCCGGATCCGCCGCTCAATTTCAGCAGCACGATCCACTGGTAGCGCGTATTGTCCGCCACGTCTCCGATGAAGTAATGCAGTCCGAGAAGGTGCAGCCCGTCTTCGTTCCAGGTTTCCGCCGGGTGATATACCTGCTCCTCCTCGCTCAGAAAATACTTCACATCGCAGACCACTCGATCCGAGCCCTCGGCGAGCTTCACGTCCAGCTTGATCTCCGCCCACACGTCGATCTTTGCTTTCGGGTTGACCGTTGCAAACTCCACGTTTACCACAGCCATCCACTCGTTCTCGCCCAGTTGGATGCCGTCGGCGTTGATATAGCCGTAGGTCGCCAGCTCGTCGCTTTTTACGTTGGAGAGCAGGCCCGCGATGCTTTTATCGGACTTTGACTTGGCAGAGCTCAGGGCTGGGTTATTCCCGACGCCTTCGAGCTTGATGCCGTTGCGATATGTCCAGGTGTATTTGTTCACGCAGAAGAGCTTGTCGGCGTCTCCCAGGCCCCCAGGGAAGCGCAGCACGTCGCCCAGATCGTAGGCCGGGTTGTCCGGCAGCGTGACCGTGAACGGGACGTACTGGACGCCCTGCAGCGCCTCAAAAACTGCCTGGCGCCGGGCGGTGTACATCTCCTCGGTGCCGTACTGCAAAAACGGATTGGAGCCGAGGTTGTAGGTCAGACCGTCGTCGGGTGTAACATGGTAGTAGTCGGTCATCTGCGTCTTAATATCCACCACAGACATCCCGGTGTAGCGGGTCTCGAAGTCGGAAAAGCTCGCGCCTTTGAAGCGATGGAAGTCGTCGACTGTGTCGACCGGATCGCGGCCATAAGGCCGGAACACGAGCCCGCCCTGCCGGTCAATCGTCGCAAAGCATCCGAGCGTCTGGGCGAGCCACGAGATGAAGTCCCGCCAGGTCTCTATGTCATTATCAGAGTAGACCGAGAGATCCGTGTCGCCGTTTGGTAAAGCCTGCACCTCAGCCTCCTCCATACCGAAGGAGACGCCGCACTGTTCACACGCAAGCGCGGCGAGCTCGTAGGCCTTGCCGGTCGTCTGCTGGTTGCTGAAGTCCTTATCAAATTTTGACATATCGTCGTAGGCCTTGATCACGATGCCGGCGGCGGTGTGGTTCGCTTCCCCGATGTAGTACCGACCGAGCGGGACGGGCTCCCAGGTCACGCCGTCATCGAGCAGGAGCTCATACTGCGGTATGAGCTCCGCGCCGTCCATCGTATAACGCCCGAAGGTCAGGCCCCGAAGCGTCACGGACAGCTCCCCGATGTAGACCGTGCCGATCTGCACATTGTCGTTTCCGCTGTTCTGGTTCGTGATGGATAAGCTGCCGGTCAGGATGTTGTCGTCCGTGAAGCGCTTGCCTGCGACCGTGCCGACCACCCGGGAGCGGATCGCCGGCCGTTTTATAGCTGCTAAATACTCGTCAGATACTCTATACACTTAAAACTCCTCCAAAGTGAACGAGGCCGTGTAGTACCGATGGCCGCCGGTCTCCACGAGCAGGTCCGCCTTGTAGGAGTCCGGATCCAGGAACATCGTCTTCGTGACCATGGCCGCAGCGCTCTCCGACCAGTATCGGACGGAGAGCGTCGATGCGTTCGCACACTCATCGAAGAAGGCCTTCTCGGTTTCGTCGGCGTTCATTGATACGGCGATGTGGCCGATGCCTGTCCTGAGGATGTTGCGGTGCGTTGTTCCCGCCTCTGTTTCGTGTCTCGTTTCTATGACTCGCGGGTACTCCTGATAGGAGCCCCGGTTTAGGTTTATTTCTGTTCCGTTGATGATCAACCTGATACTCATGCTCGACCTCCGCTTCTGTAGTTGTTCCGCTGGTTAGCTTTGACGACCAGCGTGTCGAGCAGATCGCCGCCCAGGTAGACGGGGATGATCGTGTCGCCGGCTTCGCCGGTGGCCTCCCGGATCTGCTGGAAGAGCGTCGTCTCACCGATGAGGAGCTCCGGCTGCGTAGCATCGCCCACGCCGATGATCGTCGGGCTGCTGAACCGTGCGCCCTGCGTCGCCGCGTCCCTATACCAGGACACGTTGACGGAAGGCACCCGGCCGGACTTAGCGTCGAAGCTGCCGGACATGGAGAAGTGAGGCAGCGCGACGTGCTGATTGAAGGAGAGCCGGGTGTTTGCGAACATGGTCTGGATCTCCCGCAGCGTTGACTGGATCGTGGACTTGACGCCGGTCATCTGCGTCCGGGTCGTGCTGTTCAGGTTGGTCATGCTTTTCGACCAGGCGGCGTTGATTGCCGTGGAGCTGACCGTCGTGGACAGCGTCAGGGCGGTGAACATCTGCGCCCAGGTCGTCTTGATCGTCTGTGCGCCGGTCGTGACCTTCGTGGTCATGCTGGTCACGTTCGTCGCGACGGTGTTGTCCATCGTCTTAGTCCCGGAAGAGAACAGATCGACGAGGAAGTTGATCGCGTCGCCGGCGGTGTCCTTCAGGGTGCTCAGGAACTGGTCGACGATGTCCACGGCGCTGACCATATAGCGGAGGTCATCCGCTGCGGACTTCGCGCTTTCGGCGATGTCTCCCATAGATCCGGATACGAGGGCGAGCGCCCCCGCCATGACCAGGAGCTCGATGTCCACCAGGAGCAGCTCCGCGAGGAGTGCGATCATCGCGACCTCTGCGGCCACGATCGTGACCGTCCAGGCCGCGTTTGCCACGGTCCCGGCAGCGATCCCCACCGTGCAGGCAAGCACGGCGACGGTGGCCAGAGCGACGACGGCCGCGAAGGCCGTGCCGCCGGCGGTTGCGAGGAGCGTCTGGCCGGAGTATAGCGTCATGGCTGCGGTGGCCGCGATTACGGCCGCGGTCTGAAGCGTCACCGCCCCGGTCGCAAGCACGAGCACCGCCGTCAGAGCGACGACGGAGGCCGTCTCCAGGACGATCGCCGCGGAGAACAGGCCGGTCGTGGCGATCAGCGCCAGGAGCTCCACGGCGTAAAGGCCCATAGGCACGAGCAGGGCGACGAGAGCGACGGTCAGAGCGACCGCGCCGGCCGCCATGAGCGTCATGCCTCCCGCCAGCTCCACGAGAGCCAGGGCCGCGGATCCGCCATACTCGGCGATCGTCGGCAGCTGCCCGCAGAACACGGTCAGGGACAGGACCAGGATGGAGATGCCCGCCGAGATCATAAGCACGGCCGCACCCATAGCGAGGAGCCCGACGGCGGAGACCGTCGCAGCGGACCCGATCGCGACGATGGCCGCGGTCATGCCGACCGCCACGCCTGCGAGTAGTACGAGGACAGCCACAGCGCCGGGGCCTTCCTGGGCCAGGGCGATCGCAGCGTCCGAGAGGATCTTGATGCCGCCCGCGATCAGGAGGATCGCGGCGCCTGCTGCCACGAGCAGGAGCGCCTGGCCGCCCATCTGGGCGAAGGAGCTGCCCGCTGCGGACGCACCGGACGCTGCCGAAGAGGCGGACGATCCGAAGGATCCGAGGCTGGAGGTCGCGCCGGAGAGCTTGCCAGAGAGGGCGGAGATGCCGCCGGAGATCTTCTCGATCCCGCTGACGGCCTTGCCGCCGACGGACAGGACGGGGCCTGCAGCAGCGGCCAGGAGGCCCATCTTGACGATGAAGCTCTGCGTCTCCGGGGACAGCTTGCCCCAGGCGTCCGCGAGTGTCCCGACGACGCCGGCCACGGTGCCGAGTACGTCGACGAGCGCCGGCCCCATAGCGGTCACGAGATCCGCGCCGACCGTCTTCAGCTGGTTCATGATGGTCGTGAACTGGTCCAGCGGGTCGAGGGTGCCCTCGAAGGTCTCGGACACGGAACCCTCGAAGTCTCCGAGGCTCGAGGTGAAGGTGGCGAGATCCAGGGTGCCGTTCTGCACGGCGTTGTAGATAGACGCGCCCGCCCGGGATCCGAAGAGCTCATAGGCTGCGGCCAGTTTGTCCGACTCGGAGGCGTTGCTGGCCATGGTCTCGCTGAACTGCGCGATCACGGTGTCGAGAGAGGCCCCGTCCTTCGCTGCGCTCTTCATGGCCGTCCTGAGGCCCATGACCATCTGTGTCGCGTCGATGCCGGCCATGTCGGCCGCGCCCATGAACGAGGCAGCCTCCTCCGCGCTCAGGCCCATCTCCCGGAAGGAGGCGGCGTTTGCGCTCATAAGCTGCGCCAGGGATCCGACGTCCACGCCGGTCTGCTGGCCGACGGTGTTCAGGGCATCGAGCATCATGCCGGCGTCGCTTGCGTCCATACCAAAGGCGGCGAGGACCTTGCTCACGTTGTCGACGGATGTCGAGACGTCCTGGTTATTGAGTGCGGCGAACTTGATGAACTGGCCGGAGAGTGTCTCGAGCTCCTGGCCGGTGACGCCGAAGCGCGTGTTGACCTCGCCGATCGCCGCGCCTGCGGTGGCGAAGTCGGTCGGGATGGTCGCGGTGATATTGTTGAGGATGTCGCCCATGCTCTCCAGGGCTTCCCCGGAGGCGCCGGTCTTTTGGATGATCGTGTCGAGACCGGCGTCCACCTCTTTCCAGGCGGCCACGGACGCAGCGCCGACCGCCGCCAGCGGCAGCGTGACGCCTTTCGTGAGAGATCCGCCCGCTTTGCTCATGGTGGAGCCGAAGGACGAGGCCATGCTGTTTCCGGCTACTTTACCGGCGGCCGTTCCGGCTGCTTCTCCAGCGCCAGTCATCTCCTTCGTGATGGTTTGCTGAGCTCCCTGCATTGTAGGGATGATCGTCACGGTTGCCTGCGCGACTTCAATCATGCCGGGCATTTCGTCTTCGCCTCCTTTCTTCTATCCACTCCCTCATCTCAGCCATAGGCAGGGACGAGGTGAAAATCTTGTCTTTTTTCTTCTTCTGCGGCCTCGGGTACTTCTCCGGGGTCTTCGCCCTGGATCCGGAGCCGAGCGCCTTCAGGTTTGCGTTGATTGCGGCGAGCACGTCGAAGATGTCCGCCAGGATGGCGTTCGTCTTCGCGGCCGTCGCCCAGCCGGACAGCTCCGGCTCGATCTCGCGAGCCGTTGCCGAGTCGGCCTCCAGGTTAGTGACGAATGAGCAGAGAGCGCCCCACGAGAGGGTGCTCCCCACGTCATCCAGTTCGTGTCCGGTCTTCCGTAAAAGGTCGTACTCGATCGCCCCACGATGTTCCTCGACGAACTTCGCGAGGCCGATTATTCCCCCGTCTTGATGCCTGCTTCCTCTTTGGACGCTTCGCCCCAGGCCTTCACGATGTCGTTGTACTCGTCCTGGGTGAGGTCGTCGATGACCTCGGCCGGGATGTAGCGCTTCATGAACTCCATGGTGGCCTCGACAGTGTCGAGCTGCGCCACTTCCTTCGGCTTCATGCTTCCGGAGAGCGGGATCTTGTAGGACTGGTCGTCGATGTGGACCGTCAGGGTCTTCGCCTTGCGGCGTTTCAGTGTAAATTCTGCCATGCTTGCTTCCTCCTTGTGGCTTTAATTAGGCGCCCGCGGCGACCTGGCCGTCGTCCTTGACGAAGGACCAATCGCCGGTGATGGTTACGCTCCAGATGATCGCGCCGCCGGGAGCGAGGCCGATCTCGGCGATCTCGGTCACGCGGCCAGAAGCGCAGGAGAGCATGATGCCGTCGTCGCCGTCCTTGCCGACCAGAACGAAGGCCTCGTCCTCGTTGTACGGGCCGTCCTCGGTCTTGACGGTGATGAGCTTGCCGTGGTCTGCCGTAGCTTCCGCGGTCGTGACCGCAGCGGAGCCGAACACGGTTTTCAGGGACTCCTCGGTCGTGGAGATCACCGGCACGGTGACGGAGCCCTTCTCGGTCTTGATATTGCGGACCGTGGCCAGAGACCAGGCCCGGATCACCTCCGTGGAGCCGTAGGGAGTCCACGAAGGACCGTCCTCACCGACGAAGCCGACCTCGGCGAAGCCCGTCATCTCGTCGAAGGGAGAGACCGGCATAGCGGGCGGCGTAGGAGTGAGCGGTGCGTGGTAGAACATGCCGGAAGCGTTGCCGGTTCCGATGTTTACAGCGTTAGTCATGGTTTTGTTCCTCCTGTTATCAAATTATTGCGGTTTCCAGATGTGCGACGACGCGGATCCGCGCCGAGCACATCGCGAGATCCGGCCGAACGGGGTCCGCTCCCCACGAGCCGGAGCTGTTGACTGTGATGTGTCTGATGGCTGAGGTCTGAGACTTTGCAGCCTGCCGCAGGATCCCCACGGCATTCCGGAGTGTCAGCAGCGCGTCCACTTCCCGTTCTGCCCTGGAGTCCAGGACGACTTCGAGCGTGTCCACCTGGTTCAGGTCGGAGCCTCCGACCTGGGAGACCAGGATGCAGGGCGTCGAGAAGTCCTCCGGAAGCGGGCGGCAGTATGCGGTCAGATGCTCAGAGAGCACCCGGCGCACCTCGTCCTCGATGTCTATGCTTCTTTGAATTTCCATTACCCTGTCACCGCCTTACTGAGCGCTTTGTCTTCCGCCTCTGCTCTCTGAGACTCGTAGTCCGTTGTGCTTACGCTGCCGATGACACGGCCGCCGCCATAGTTGCCCTGCCAGACACGCGCGGAGAAGCCTTCGCTCTCTCCGGCGATGTTGGCCGTGGCCCTGGCGCGGATCTGCTCGGCCGCGCTTGACACGGCACTCTGGACGCCCCCTCCGCAGAGGATCTCGCGGAAGCCTTCGCTCTTAAATTCCAGTTTTATCTGCTTAGCCATTAGCCCCTCCATCTCACGAGGTTCAGCTGCAGGTTGCTTCTGTTCCCCGTCGGAGATCGCCACTTTCGCGGCGCTCCGTTTATCGTATAGATCTGACCCTCGAACTGGATCCGATCTCCCTCCTGCACGTCCGCGTCATACGGACAGTAGCAGGTCACTCCGTCCATGATCCCGAGCACCCGGCCATCTTCGGACAGCGAAGTGGCTGCGGGCTGAACGGAGCAGCCTGCTATTTCTAAGGAGGAAGACTGCCCCCAGTCAGGAGTGTCCGATCCCCTGACTGACACGATCCCCGGGCGGAGTCTCGTGATCGTGTCGTTTGCAAAACTTCCGACCATTAGAACACCCCCTGGATCCTATACGGCGCGAGGACTTCTTTGTTATCGTCCGGCAGAGCTGAGGCCCTGGCAGAGTTTACCCACGCCGCGTTATAAGTGATAGACACGCCGCCGGCCGCTTCGCTCGTGACGCCGTTGGACGACGCCAGAGCATGAGTCACCCGATGCGCGACGAGCTCCTTCACGGAGGCCATGAGCGCGTCAGGGATCCCGGCCTTATAGTCCACGACGACGAGGCTCTTCCGGCTCAGCGCCGGTACATCGAAGACGCGGAGGATCCCGCTGCGCTCGAAGTCGATGTCCGTATAGGCGACGCCGTCGATCAGCACGGAGCTGACCGCGGTCACGAACTTGGCCGGCAGCTGGATCATAAGATCCCGGCCGACGCGCTTCGTCCGTCCGTCACCGTGCAGCAGCCGCTCCGTGAGGGAGCAGGCCGCCTCCGGGTAGACGTGCCAGCCGCAGTAGTTCCGGATCGCGTCGGATGCCGCCTTGATCACGGCGGCGGTCCGGCAGTCGCCGGCGTACTTCCCAGCGGTCAGCTCGTCAAACTCGGACTCCGTGAGCAGGTCCGCGAAGGTCGTGGCGTCCTCTGTCAAGTTGTATCCCCAGATTGTAGCCAGACTCATTTCTTCTTCGTCTCCCTTGCCTTGTTTGCAGGCTCGACCGCTTTGGTCTGCGGCTCCGCCTTCTTCTTAACCTCGACGGCTCCCTCGGGCTGTTCGCCCTCTTTGAAGAGGTAGTGCTTGCCGTCTATGATGTATTCTTTCATGGTTTCGCCTCCTATGAGGGGGCGCCCCGGGGGACGCCCCGCTTTAATCTCTTAGGCGGTCTTCGTGATGAGCTTGAAGCCTGCCGGACGTCTTACGGCGAGAGCGAGGCGCTCCTCCGCGCGGATCGTCATGAGGTTCTTCACGAAGTCGTCCTCGTTGCTGTTCGTAGCCTCCACGGACACGCCGCCTTTCTGGACGACGGAGCCGCAGGCCTTAAAGGCGCCGACGATGATCTGGGACGCGGTGACGGCCGTGGTGACGACCACGGGGAGGCCCCAGAGCTGCTTGCCCTGGCCGTCCGCAAAGTAGCCGCCGCCATAGTAGCGGGACTCTGCGTCCTTGCCGAGGCGAAGGGTCTGCCAGGTTGCAGGAGCCATAACGATCGCGTCGGCAGCGAAGCCGGAGGCCTCCTGCACGTCCATCATCGCGGTGAAGACGAGATCCGCGAGCTCCTCCGCTTTCGTGGCGGCCTTCCAGGTGCTGGAGTCCGTCTGGATCCCGGAGGTCCCGGTCAGATCGGCGACCAGCTTGTTCTGCTCGACGAGCCCGAGCTGGTAGAGCAGGCGGCCGTTGATCGCGGAAGCGAGGAACGGGTAGTCGCTGATATACTCATCGGACTCCTTGATGTGGCAGGCGATCTTGGCGAGGCTGACCGTCTTGGGCGTAGGATCCGCGAAGTGCATCTGGGGCTTCTCCGCGCCCTCTGCCGTTACCGCGGGAGCACCCTCGACGGCACCCTCGATGAGATACGTCAGGGAGTTGCCGCTGATAGTCTCCGCTCCGAAGAGGTCACGGATGACCAGCGCGGTCCTGGGAGCGGTTACGACGTTGCGATCGAGGTCGGTCGCGTACTGGCTGATGCCGGTAGGGCTGGTCTGGGTGTCGGTCGCGGCCTTGAACTCGGAAGCGGCGACGCTGAAGCGCTTGCTGCGGGTTCCCTCGGCCTTCTTCGCGGTCTTCACAAAATGTTCGCCGAGGCTCTTGGCTTCGCCGTCTCCGGTTCCGTCATCCGCCTCGCCTTCCTTCTTGCCGATCTTGGCCAGGAGGTCCTGGGCCTTTTCGGCGGACTTGATCTGCTCCTGCAGCTGCTCAATCTCGGTGACAAGCTCGCCGGCGGTCTTGATGGCCTCGGCGTCACCGGCGTTGATCTTTGCTTCGAGGCCCTTCAGCTTCAGCTGGGCGGCCTTCAGTTTTTCTTTGAGAGTCATGGTTTTATTCCTCCGTTATTTCTAAGTTTTTGATGTATTTGAGCAGGCGATCCTTCTCCGGATTGCTTCCCTTGGGGTCCTCCTCTTGCGAGTTGCCCTTCGGGTCGTCCTTTCCTTCGTCGTCATCATCTGCGTCGTCTAACACGCCCTGCAAGAGCGCGATAGCCTGCTTGATTGCGTCGGCGTCCTTCTTCGAGTTACGCCGGCCGGACTTGATGTCCGTCACCTCTGCGCGAGGGTTCGCGGGGATCGGCACGATCGAGATCTCGAACAGGTCGAGCTTCGTGAGGATGTTCAGGATCCCTTCCTTCGTTTCCTCTTCTGTCGGCTTCTCCCAGGCCTTCACGTCGTAGGCGAAGGAGAACTGATACACGACGCCGTTCTTCACGAGCTCGCGCTTCTCCTGGGCGAGGACGCTGTCGAAGAAGTGCGCGTTCTCCATGTGCGGACCGTGATCGTCTGCGAGGTTGATGTCCGCCGGGTCCACATACCCGATGATCTGGTCGAGGTTGTGATTCCAGCAGAGCGGGAACGGATGCCCGGACTCTTTGCGAGCCTGGACGGTTTCGTCGAAGGCTCCCTTCTCGATCACGTCGCCGTAGCTGTCCGGGATCCTGTCGTAGGTGGAGAAGTAGCCGCTGATCGTGCCGGCGCCTTCGTCCGCCTTCAGCGCGAAGCTCTTGTACTTGTACTCAGGAGCAGGAGCGGCGCTCTTGATGAAATGCTTTTTCATGGTTATACCTCCGTTATAATTACTTGCGTTGAGCAGTTGCAGCCGCAGGTGGTGTCCGGGTCTCCATTATCGTCACCCGGCCAGAAGCAGCCGTTTGAGAACTCCTGGTCGATCGGCACGGTCTCGCCGTTCATCATGGCGTGCTCCGGTCTCGGGTTGTCTCCCGTTACCCAGATTTTCTCCACCGTCTTATGGATCCCCTGGGCCTCCGCCTGCTGCGGGGCTTCCCGGGTCATCGCCCAGCCGGCGACGGCCGTGGCAATCGAGCGGCCGAAGGTTCCGGAGTCGGCGTTTTCACGCTTCTCGAAGACTTTCTCCGGCGTCTCTTCTTCCTCCTCGGACTCCAGGGCCTCCTCCAGCTTCGCATGAGTCGCGGCGTTGATCGCCGAGGCTCTGCCCTCAGAGAGTGCCCGGAGATACTTCCGGGTTCGCTTCGGGTCGTACTCAGCGCCCAGAGCGTCCGCGGCTTCCTTGCCGTGGGCGTCCGCGATCTTGTCGATCAGCGGCTCCAGGTCGTCCGCGAGCTCCTCGTTCCAGCGATCCTCGTCCCACCAGCTCGCAGCCTTCGCCCCGATCTTCGGGATCACGGACGAGGCCTGCCGCTTGAAGAACTTCTTCAGGATCGCGGCCATCTGCTCGTCCTCGTCCTTCGAGGACTTCGCCTTCAGCCGGATCGGCTCCGCCTTGCCCTTGTGGAGGTGGCAGGTGCAGCCGGCGCTCTCCATGTGCGTGTCCGTCGGGCTTGCCTGCCCGCCTTCGACGACATTCAGCGGGACGATCAGTTCGTCGCCGCCCTCGACCGGAGGCAGGTTGTTGTCCGCTCTGGCCTCGTTCCTGGTCATCCACGGGCCACCGACGGCGCTTTGCAGGATCGACGCACGTTCCTCGAAGGAGCCCTTCAGCTTCTCCGTCAGGTCGAACTCGACATAGGTGCCCGGATCTGCGCCGAGCATCGGCAGCAGAAACGAGTTGATACGCTGCTGAAGCATCTGCAGCGTCGGTCCCAGGCAATCCGCATAGAGGGCGCGGGCGTTGTCCTTCGCGCTCGCGTAGGTCTGCGTAGTCGTGTGCCAGATCAGCGACGGGTTCACATGGTAGGCAGCGGCGACATCCTCACGGGAGAGCTGCTTCGTCTCTGCGTACTGGGCCTCCTTCGCGTTGAACTGGTAGGTCTTGATCTCCATGCCGTCTTCCAAGAGCGGGATCTTGCCCCGGTTCTCGCCGTCTTTGCCCCAGCCTTCGCGGAAGGCTTTGAGGAAGGCCTGCCGGGCGTTGTCATCCCAGGGCTGAACATTTACCGGTCGGGTCAGATACGCATTGAAGCGGCCGGAGCTCCTCCAGATGTCCGTCCGGAAGCGGCCGGCGTTGACCTGCTCCGTGAGCGTCTGCTTCAGGGCGGAGATCGGCGACTGATAGCCACCGGGGTTTCCGGGGTTATACATCCGGAACTGCACGAACTCTTCGCGCGGTACTTCGACCACGCTCCCAGATCCGGACGCGATCCGGATGACATCCGGCGCGTAGTTCGTGTTGCTGATCGTGTCCGTGATCCATTCACGCGGCACGATCCGCAGCTGGTAGCCGCTCTCGGCCTCAGCATCCGGCAGCAGCCAGGCGAACACGGAGCCCATGAGGAAGTACTCGATCAGCAGCCCCTCGATGAACTCGTAGCAGGTCTGGTCCGGGTTCGGCCGGTATAGCAGCCGCGCCGCCGTGCTTTCCCTGTCTCTCTTCCTGGCGTCCTCGCCGTCTCTGATGTAGACTTTCAGCGGCAGCTGGGCCACGCTGGCCGCGAGGAAGGAGACCACGGCGTGGAGGTTCTCCTGTGTCGCGTACAGCTGCCTCGCCGTCAGCCCCTCGATGATCGGGAGCTGCTCCGGCGTGATCTCAATATGGTATTCGTTGCGCCCGAAGAGACTCCGGAGCGCCTGAACTATTCTCGGCATCCAAACGCCTCCTAACAAAAGACCAGCCCATAGCCCTCGCGGGCGTAGGCGGACTCGTAAATCTTTGCACTGTCTTTTTCTATCTTTGTCGCCGCCGTGAACGCCATGATGCAGGCGAAAAGCGGCGCGATGTCGTCCGGGCTCTTCCTTCGGTCCGGAAGCGCCACGCCTCCGCCCATCTGGCGGACCTGCATCGTCTTCGCCGGCGCGTCCAGGATCGGCTGCTGCAGGTGGTAGATCTTCGCGCCGCCCCTCGGCAGCGCCGGATCACTTGCAGCGACTCCGTCCCAGAAGCGGCCCCAGCCTGCGGCCAGGTCGGAGCCCTCGATGGCGAAGCGCTCCACGTTCTGGAGTGCGCAGATCTGCTCGGCCAGTCCGGTCACGGGTGCGCCGCGTCCCTGGAAGGCGAGCCTCATTTTCCCTTTGAGCGCCCTGGCTCTGAACCAGTCCAGCGCCCACTCAGTCCCGACGGCTCTGGCCACGACCTCGACGTGCCAGTTCCCGTCCTCCCGGAGCCCGCAGACGCCGATCGACGTCCAGCGCCGGTCGTTGCTGAGATCTATGCCGAAGTACAGATCCGACTCCGGCGGGATCCTCGACTCGATGTCCAGGCAAGCGTCCCAGGAGCCGTCCGGGAACGGCTGCGGCAGGATCGTCTCGACCTGCTGGCACATACACTCGCTCCGGAACTTGTTCTCCGGGAAGGTCATCCGGTTGGCCAGCAGCGCCCGCTCCGTGAGTAGGCCGTAGCCCATGGCCGGGTTTGCGTGTGCGAGGGCGTCGAGGTCGTCCGTCGCCGCGCCCTCCGGAGAGGACCACTCGAACAGGCCGAGCGTCGCGGCGTCAATCTCGCCGCCGAGGTCCATCGCGTTCGTGCCTTCGATCGCGGCGATCGCCTGGCTCCGGAGCTGCCGGAGCACGATGCTCTCCGGGTCGCCGGCGTTCGAGAAGCAGATCACGAGGCCGTTCGGCTTCGCGTTCGTGCTGGCGACGGAGGCGGACCAGGTTTCCCAGTCCCGATGCTCACGGACCTCGTCCAGGAGCACCAGGTCGTTCGAGTCTCCACGGCCGGCGCGTCTCGTGGGCGCTCCGACCTTATAGACGCGGCCGCCTTTGAGGATCAGCCGCTTGCTGCCGTTCGTCCGGACGACGCGGTCGATCTCATTGCGGAGCTCCGGCGTGTTCTCCTGATCGGCGACGACCGCCTCCCAGACTTCCTCGGCCTTGTCCAGGCTGAGGGAGGTTCCGAAGACGCTCTTGACGCCCAGCACATTCAGGAAGAAGGATGCGATGCCCTCAGAGTCGACGGTCTTGCCGTTCTGCCTGGCCACTTCAATCAGGACCGTCCTGAAGCGGAAGCGCCAGCTCCTCCGGATGTCTCCGGTGATCTCCAGGGCGTGGATCAGCGACCACTCCTGCCACGGGTAAAGGGTTTTCCCGAGGACTTTGGTCATGTACTCGACGCACATATATCCGAGGCTTGTCTCCTCCGTCAGATCCCGGAGCGGGGGAGTGTAGATCCTCGGCTCTGTATAGCCTTTCATTCGGCCGCTTTGAAGCGATCACGCATAAGTTCGAGCGGAGACGCGGCAGCGGCCTGCTCCGCCGGGTGCGCTTCTATGAGGGCGTTGAGATCTTTCAGCGCCGCGGCATAGTCTCGCACGGTCGCCCTGAACTCCACCATCGCGGGGTTGTTCTTCAGGGCCTTCTCGCCTTGCGTGGTCGTTAGCATCTGGGCGAGGGGGAGCTTCTCATAGACGGGGATCTGTGCGTCGATCTTCTCCTGCATGGCCAGGACAGCGCGCGCGAGCGTCATCGCCTGCGACTTGATTTCCTTATTCACTTTTTTGCACATTGTCGCTGCGCTCTTTGCCATGTTTCGCCCTCCTTTGTCTTAGTGTTTTAGCCGAGGCTCTGGATGAGCTCGCGCTCTCGCTGGCTTATTTCCCAGCGGGTCGCGGCTGCACGCTCGGCGGCTGCACGCTCGGCGGCTGCACGCTCGGCGGCTGCACGCTCGGCCAGGAGCAAACCTTTCCCAAAGATGGCCTTGCCGACCTCCTTCTGGGAGTCGAGCGCGTCGATCGGAACGCTTTCCGCTTTTGTTATCGTGTAGTCGATCCCGTACTTGCTGTACCTGTTCAGCATGGCCGCGGTGGCCACATGGTCCGGGTAGCTGTAAACCGGGATCGCCTTCCTTGTCTCCGCGAGCACCTCGTCGACGGCCTTGTTCGCCGCCTCATAAAGTGCCGGCACCGTCTTCGCACGGATCTCGCCTGGCTCCAGGTTCGTCACGAACGAGGTGTTGACAGTTGCGCCGTTCGCGTAGACGATCGAGACGCCGGCGCAGAGCACCGTAGCATGAGCGGCAGCAGAAGAGAAGACGGTCAGAGCAGGAGCGAAGAGGAAAAACTTCACGCCGTGCTCCGTGTACCACTTGATGATCTGCGCCAGGATGCTGAAGGGCGGGTTATCCACGACGACGCTGCGGGTCTTGTACTTCTCCTTCTGGTAGTCGCCGCCAGGATAGAACGGTCTGACGAAGTCCTTCCGGCTGAGTCCGTACTCAGTGGCCACCCAGTCGGCGACGGCCTCGTAGACCTTCTCCGGCGTGTAGCAGTCGTCGGTCGTGTGCTTTGCCTCGAACTTGTCCAGGAACTCCTGGTACTCGTCTTCGCCTTCCTGTGCTTCTCCGACGTCGCCGGTGTCGAACCATTCGTTCAGGCCGTCGAAGCCGAAGTCCCTCATGTCGATGCCGTGGATTTGATCCAGGTCGCTTTCCAGGAGCTCCGGGATCCAGCTCGTGTTCATGGTCAGCTGATTATGCGCCAGGGCGTAGGCCCGGCGCTCCTCCGCGGTCAGGTGATCGAGGCGGATCACTTCCGCCTCCTCGTAGCCGAGCTGCCTCAGCGCCTCATAGCGCCCGTGCCCTTCCACGATCAGATTGTCCTCGCCCCAGACCGCGATCGGGTCGCAGTTCTCAAACTGCTGTATGCTTTTCTTTATCTGCTCGATCTGCTTCGCCGGGTGTGCCTTCGCGTTCTCCGGATCCGGTGTCAGCTCGTCGAGCCTGAGCTTGATGATCATCATGTCTTCGTTCCTCCCATCTTCCGAGGATCCTCCAGCGGAGCCCGGCGAACACGGCGAAGGCGATGACCTTGATCCAGGGCTGCCGGCCGTAGCCGGCGCGGATTCTCTTGCGCTGCAGCGCTTTTTTACTGTTCACGGCCTTCCTCCTTTGCCGGGGAGACTTCGCTGGGGGAGCCTGAAAAAAATCTTTTCAAGCCTTCGGGGGGAGAGATTACTGCGGGCGGGTGGTCTCGGCTCGCAGGAAGCGCCGGAAGATTTTCTGGCCCCCTCCCTGGATGCTCGGATCACCAGACGCGGCTCTGCATCCCCAGATTGTTTTCTCCGTTTGTGCCGTCGCCTCGCGCACGGTTGCAGCGCTTGTGCGACGCCTTGATGTTGTTGAGGTCGAGCTCAAGCTCTGGCCTCTTGCTCACTGGCAGAATGTGATCAGGCTCCCATGCGTCAGGACACGAAGAAGCTGGCAGGCTGTAGTCTATCGGCTGGCCGCAGATGTGGCAGACCGCTCGTGCTTTCCTATCTCTGTTCCATGCGAGCTTCCTGACCATAGGCCACCGCCCCGATCTCGACATACCCCCGCCTCCTGTTCTTCCTGGCATAGTGCCCGCGGGTCCCGTTCCCCGGGATCCCTTACGCAAAAGGACGGGGCCTCGGCTCCGTCCCGATTACTCACTGTATAAATCATACACCCGGGGGCCCTTCAATTTGCTACCACTTACCCCGGCCCCCATTTTGTGAGGCGGGACGGGCGTTTTCAGGTTCCCGGGGGCCTCTTTTTCAGGGCTTTTTTATCCCTCTGAGATACCCCCGGGAGGGGTGTTTTTATCCGCTGGGAGCTGTTGCAGCTCGTCGAGCTTGTGGAAAAACGCCCGTCGGACAGCATAGAAGTCCGGGTTGCACCAGGGCACGAAGTCATAGCGCAGGCAGAGCCGGTCGTAGCCGACGTTCCGGGTGACGGACCAGAGGACGATGTTCGCGGCTTTCGGGAAGCCTCCGACCTCGGCCGCCCACGCTGCCGCCTCCTCGATGATTTTCACGTCCCGAAGATAGCGCTCCGTTCGCATAATGTTCCGGATCGCTGCCGTCTCCGTGGGGCTCGTCGTTTTTCCGCCGTGCCCTCCGGATCCTCCGGCGCCGGTGCCCTGGACTCCATACTCGCGGGTTGTCGCTGCTTTCTTTTTCTCGACATACTGAAGGCAGAAGTGCCGGAGCTCGCGGTACCTCTCTTTGCTTATGCCATAGTCGTCCCAGGTCAGCGTCCGGAGTCGTCTGTTCGATGCTTCCGTCATAGTCCTGCCTCCTTTCGTTTATCCTTTAGCGCTTCCATGAGCGCCGTCTGTGATGTGTCTTTCTCTGTCAGGGATCGAGTCACATCCTCGTCCACGGTCCCCACCGCGATCAGGTGATTGATGATCACGGGCTTCGTCTGGCCTTGCCGGTATAGTCTGGCGTTTGCCTGTTGATAGAGCTCCAGGCTCCACGGGAGGGAGTACCAGACGACGATGTGGCCGCCTTCCTGGAGGTTCAGCCCGTAGCCCACGCTCGCAGGGTGGGCGATCAGCAGGTCGATCTTGCCGGCGTTCCAGTCCGTGATGTCGTCCGGGCCGGTGATCTCCCTGGGCTTCAGTCTCTTGAACTTCTCCAGGAGACGCTGCCGTTCGTGCCGGTAGCCATAGAACACGAGCACCGGCTCCTGTGCCGTGTCGATGATGTCCGCGAGCGCTCGGATCTTCTCATCGTGGAACTCCACCCAGCCTCCTCCGTCATCGTAGACCGCGCCGCCGGACAGCTGCAGGAGCTTTCCCATGACCGCCGCGGCGCTGGCTGCCGTGATCGTGTCGCTCTGGGCGTTCTCGTCAGAGGAGCCGAAGAGCTCCAGGATCCTCTCGGCCTCCAGCCTCTTGTACTCGGCCTTCGCCTTGTCCGGCAGCTGGATCCGGATGTCGTTGTCGATCCGCTTCGGCAGCTTCAGGTAGTCCTCGGCCTTCATGCTGACCGTGATGTCTCCGATCCGCTTCGTGATCTCATCCTGGGCCCCTTTGAGCGGGATGTAGTTATAGACCACATAGCCGTTTCCGAGGCCGGGCTTGAAGAAGGCCGTGCGGTATCGGCCGATGGTCTTTCCGAGCCTCTCGCCCTGATCCAGGCAGAAGATCTCCGCCCAGAGATCCATGAGTCCGTTCGGGTTCGGTGTTCCTGTCAGCCCCACGACTCTCCGCAGCAGCGGCCGGATCTTCCGGAAGGCCTTGAAGCGCTCCGCCTGGCTGTTCTTGAAGGAGCTCAGCTCGTCGATGATGACCATGTCCCACTTCCAGGTGCTTCGGTAGTGCTCCACGAGCCACACGAGGTTCTCCCGGTTGATCACATAGACATCGGCGTCGGACTCCGCCGCCTTCTGCCTCGTCTTTGCATCGCCGAGGATCTTCGCGAGCTTCAGGCCGTGCAGGTGGTCCCACTTCTCGACCTCGCGGCTCCAGGTGTCCTCCGCGACCTTCAGGGGAGCGATGACCAGGACGCGGGAGACCTCGAAGGTCTCGAAGATCAGAGTCCGGACGGCGGTCAGACTGATCACCGATTTCCCGAGGCCCATCTCCAAGAATAGACCGACATAAGGCGTGTCGAGGATCTTCCGGATGGCTCTGTCCTGGTAGTCGTAGGGCTTGAACTTCATGGCCGTCTGCCTCCGATGATCTTCCGGAAGACGCGCCGCCGGGCTTCCTTGTGTCGCTGCTTCCGGTTGGCCTTCTCCTCGTCGCGGACCTGCTTTTTCTCTTTCCACTCCTGGAGGTAGCGGATCTGGTCCTCGTCTTCCTGTCGGCGTCCTATCTCGTCCCTTGCCATGTCTCGGATCCTCCTCTCTGGTTTTCTATCATACGGGCGAAGGCGATCGCGTCCTCCTGGCCGTAGAGCACGGCCGTCCTGGCGTTATGGCTCCGGAGCCTTCGGAGCTGCACCTTCTGTTCCGGCCTGAGGTTTCCGCGGGCCGCCTTCAGCTCCACGAAGTACACGAGGCCCGCCGGCGTGATGACGATCCGATCCGGCACGCCATTATTCCCAGGGCTCACGAACTTGTAAAACAAGCACCCGGCCTTCTGAAGTCTGAGCCGGAGGCTCTTCTCGATGTCTGCTTCTCGCATGTGTTCCTCCTCGTAGGCGCTGTGCCTGTGACATCCTCGCGCGCGTATATGAGCATATTCGCGTTAGGCGATCGCGGGCACGGTTTTCGCGCCTATTTTCAAAAAATGTTTTTATTGTAGATTTCTTGTCACTTGTCACAAACTACCGTTAAAGCCTTGATTTTCAACGGTTTCGGGGTGTGACGAGATTTTTCAGACTTGTCACTTGCCACAAAACGCCCCGTGACCAGCTCGGAGCAGGTCGTTCTTGTTCGCGGCCTTGTCCCTCTCAAAACGGGAGGTAGTCACCGTCCAGGAGCTCGTCCTCGATGTCGCCGGCGCCGGCGGATCCTTCGATCGCCGAGCTGCCGGTCTTTTCGTAGTAACGGACGAGACCGTAGTGCGGGAGTCTATGCCGCCCGCCAGTTTTCTCCCAGCCGAGGCGCTTCAGGATCCCGGCGATCTCGTAGGAGTCCTTCTTCTGGATCGCGCTTTGCTGCCGTCTGAAGCACTCGCACCAGATCTCGATGTTCGAGACCGTCCGGCGCTCGACGGTGCCCGTCGCGGCCTCGTAGTCGCCGTCCAGGAAGTCGAGGCGATCGTTCAGGCTCATGCTGTCCCAGTTTTCCGGCAGCAGCGTCTCCAGGTATTCCTGGACGAGGCCTTCGCGGTCGTCGGCCTCCATGGCTTCCTTCTGTTTCTGCTCCGCTGCCTTCTGCGCTTCCGGAGAGAGCAGCAGATCCCGCTCACCGGCTTTGTACCTGGCGTAGATCTCCGCCCATATCTGCCCGGCCTCGTCGTCGGAGATCTGCCAGGGCTTCTTGGTGCCCCGTCCGGTGATCTCGATCGGCCAGAAGCGCCGGTTCCCGGTGATGTCCTTCAGGTAGCCGGAGGCGTCGTTCACCGTGCCGAAGAATACGCACTGGCGAGGGTGCCGCTCCGTGTTCCGGCCGTAGGCTGCGCGGTATATGTCTTCCTGGCGGGAGATGAAGGCCTTCGAGCTTTCCACGTCGGTCTTCTTCATGCCCTTCATCTCGGAGATCTCCAGGATCCAGTAGTTCGGCAGCTTCTCGGCGCCGGTCTTGTCCTTCATGTCCTCGAAGGTGAGGTTGTCGCTGAACCAGCGGCCGCCGAGGCGGCTGATCAGCAGAGACTTCCCGGTGTTCGGAGGCCCTGAGAGCACGAGCATCGAGTCGAACTTCGCCCCGGGCTCGTAGATCCTCTTGACGGCTGCCAGCAGGATCCGCGCCGTGGCCTCCCGTGTGTAGACGTTATCCTCCGCGCCCAGGTAGTCGATCAGCAGCGTGTCCGCACGCTTGACGCCGTCCCAGCTCAGTGCCTCCAGGTATTCCTTGACGGGGTGGAAGGCATGGCGCTCGGCCGCGATGATCTTCTGGTCCATGATGACCTGGCGCGGGAACTCGACTTTGTATCGCTCGGCCAGATAGGTCACGAGCTGCGCGTCGTCTGCGTCCCTCCATCCGGCGCCCGGATGCTCCCAGGGCACGTCGGCGCCGTGGATCTCCACGAAGCCGCTGAAGCGGTTCATGGCGATGCCCTGGAGCGCTGGGTCGTACCTGAAGATGTTCTTCGCGTTCGTGATCATCTTTAGGATCTGGTTGGTCTGGGTGTTCCTTTTGAGGATCTTCGGGTCCTTTTCCCAGGCGTCCGGATCCTCGCCGTCGTCGGCGAAGTCTGAGGCGGCCTCGGCCCGCTGCTCTTTGATCGACTCCGCCAGGACTTCCGGATCCGCGGCGGCGAAGGCCAGCATGGCCTTGTAGCTCGGTCGGCGGTTCATCGGCGTGTCTCCGGAGACGGCCTCGTCCTCGGCTCCGAACTTGTGGATCCGGACGAGGTCGAAGGCGTTGCAGAGAATCCCGCCCGCCGGATCGGTACCGTGATTGCTGAAGGCGAAGACGCCGCCGTCATAGACCACGAGACCGGCCGCTGTGGAGCCCTGTGCGTAGGTGTAGCGGTCCTCTTTGTCCGTGGGGGTGTAGATGTCCGGCAGGAACTTCTCGATCGCTGAGGGGACGTCGTAGGCCCTGCAAAAGGCGCCCACGACGCCGGACTTCTCCGCGGGGTTTTTCTGTTTATCGGCCAGGGACCGACGCGCCCGGACTTCCTTGCCCGAGGTCGGCCAGAGGCTCACGTCGCGCCAGTCCGGGTAGCGGCTGAGGACCGTGTCCGGATCCAGGGGCGGGGCGTCGATGTAGTCGAAGATGTACTCAGCGTCCTCGGAGCAGCTCGGCCAGTACATAAGCCGCGACGGCTGGAAGGTCGAGGGGTCCATGTAGTCCATGCCGATCTCCGTGGCGAGCATCCTGGCCACGGCCTCGTATTCGTCGGCCGTCACATCCCGCGAGAGCGGGACCAGGAGCCGGAAGCGGGGCTTCGAGGCTTTGTGCTTGTGTGTTGAATAGACCGCCGCGGCGTAGCCGGCCAGGAGACTGAAGTCCTCCCAGAAGTGTTGCGGCGCCTCGTCCAGGTCGAAGGAGAGGATCGTGCGGCTCGTGACAGTGTGTGCGCCGCGCTTTCCTCCCTCCAGCGTGCCGCCGACGAAGCCGCCGACGTCCTTCACCTTGTCCTGATCTGCCTTCGTCATGGCCATGTACTCGGCGTAGGTTTCCGGGGTCCTGATCGGCGTCTTCAGCCGGTCGAGGATCTTCGACCAGGTCGTCTGGCGGTTTTTCCATTTCGTATCGAACCGGCTGCGGCCGGTCGAGATCCAGACCTTCCTGTCATATTTCAGGCCCGTGCTCGGGCTTTGTTGTGCTGCTCCGGTCATACCTTCGCCTCCTTAGTCCTTCTGATAATATTCGCACTCGTAGGTCCCGCCCTTCAGAGGGAGACCTGGCGCCCAGTTGATCGGCTCGGCCATCATGGCGTCGATGTCCTTCGCCGCGTCCTGGTCGCTGTTCGGTGCCTCTATGATCATTTCGTCATGCACATGCGCGACGATCTTGTAGCCTCTGTTCGTTGCCTCGATCATCTTCTCGGCGAGACAGTCCCGGGCGGTGGCCTGGACGATGTTCTCCGTGATCTTTCCGCCGTAGGTGTCCAGGAGCATCCAGGACCTTGACTGCTGGCCGACGCCCCAGTATTCCAGCGCGTCGCCGTAGGCCTTGCCCTTGTTCAGCCTGGCGCCCCAGTAGCAGATCGGCCGGCCGCTCGGCAGCTTCACGAAGAGGCTGCGGGTGCCTGCTGTTGTGGCCGTGTAGAAGTCGATGCTGATCCCAGGCACGCCCGGGATCTTTACCTTCACCGGCTCGGCTTTCGGCCGGCGATCTTCGACGGCACGGGTGGCCGCGCCTTCGAGCTTTTTCCAGAGCTTCACGATCGCCGGCGAAGCGCTGCGCCACATCTTCACGATGTCAGGCAGCTCAGCCTCCGGGATCTTGTGCCCTTTGTCCATTGATTTCATCGCGCCGACGCCGCCGCCGTAGCCCAGGGCCAGCTCTGCGACCTTGCCCTGCTGCCGGAGATGCGCGTTCTGGCCGTGCTTTTCGACCGGGACTTTGAACATCCTGGAGGCGCTGGCGCAGTAAATGTCGCCGCCTTCCCCGAAGACGTCCAGGCGCCAGGTCTCGCCGGCGAGCCATGCGATCACGCGGGCCTCGATCGCTGAGAAGTCCGTGACCACGAAGCGGCAGCCGTCGGCCGGGATGAAGGCCGTCCGGACCAGCTCAGAGAACACATGCGCCGGCTCCCCGTATAAGGTCTCCAGCGTCTCGAAGTCCCGAGCCTTCACGATCTGGCGGGCGAGGTCGAGGTCGTCGATGTGGTTCTGCGGAAGGTTTTGCAGCTGTACGATCCGACCAGCCCAGCGGCCGGTCCGGTTCGCGCCGTAGAATTGCAGCATCCCGCGCACCCGGTCGTCCCGGCATACGGAGGAGAGCATGGCCTGGTATTTCTTCGTCGAGGTCTTTCCGAGGGCCTGCCGGATCTCCAGCATCCTCTGGACCTCGCTGCTCTCGACGCCTCCGGAGAGAGCGCCGGCGACGGCTGCCTTGCTCATGTCATCGGCCAGGGCGTGTTCACCCATGCCGCCCATCCAGCCTTTGAGCTGCTGGACGCTGTTCGGGTTATCGAGGCCGCTGATCTCCCGGGCCTCGTCCTTTAGCTCCTGCTGCCGGCGCTCGTCGTATTCGACGATGCCCTCCACGAAGCCCCGGTCGATCCGGATCCCGCGGTCGCATATCTGCTGATCGACGGACCAGAGCCGCTGCTCGGCAGCACTGGGGCGGAAGGTCCGGAGCTCGTGGAGGATCGCCTGCTCCGTCACGACGTCCTGGAGGTTGTACTCGATGAAGAGCTGCCACTTCTCCCGGTCGTGTCTCGGCATGTTCCTCGTCCGGCCGCCGTTGGATGCGGTGGCCTTGCAGGGCTTGCAGAAGTAGTTGATGAGCGCCTTGCCCGTCCGGAGCTTCTGCTGGTCCTCCGGCAGGCCGAGGGCCTTGCCGACGGCTTCCAGAGATCTCGGCAGGCCGAGGGTGGCAGCCAGGACAGCGGTGCAGCGCCAGCGGTCGGGATCGCACTCGACGCCGTAGTAGCTGGCGAGGGTCGTGCGCTCGAAATTTGCGTTAAAAGCTGTGCAGATCACCGTCGGATCGGTCAGGAGAGCCAGGAACTCGTCCTCGTCTCCCGTGAGCTCAAAGTCGGGTGGCGGGATCAGCTCCATCTGCTCCGGGGATCCGTCCGGGGGCACAAGTACCCCCGGGCGCTCCCGGAAGCGCCGCGGCATGAAGTTCTTCGGCGGGGCTCCGTCCAGACTGTACGCGACCAGGATGATCTCGAAGTCTGGAGGAGGCGCGTCGGCGTATGCGTAGGCGCCGTTCTTTATGTCGGTTTCTGACCAGGTCTCGACGTCTATGCCGATCTCTCTCGGCTTAGAGGAGATCATCGTCGAGCTCATCGTCGTCATCGCTGAAGTCGTCAGCGGCCGAGCTCACGCCGCCTCCGAGACGATCACCGTCTTCGAGCTTCTGGATGTGGTTCAGGATCACGCCGACGCCGTTGCCGCTCTGATTGTAGGCGAAGAAGGAGATGGAGGCGCGGACATAGCAGCCGGGGTAGATCTCGTCCTCGTCGTAGATCTCGTCGCGGTCCAGATCGACGACCTGGGGCTTCCTGTTGGACTTCGCGCTGATGTAGTAGCAGCCGCCGTAGGTCTCGGTGTCGTCCTTGTCGTCGCCGTCGTGGATCGGGGAGGCGAAGTTCCCGGGGATCTTGCCGCCCCACTTGTCGCTCTTGCCCTGCTCCTTCGCGGCCTCGATGGCCTTCTTGATGACGCCCAGGGTGTCCTTGTCATCCTTGCGGATCAGGAGCTGGCACTGGTATTTGTCGGACTTGTCATACTTCTCGAACAGATGCGGGAAGCTGAGCCGGACCTTGCCGGTCACGACCTTCGTGTCGGTGAGCATTTTCGCTTTGTAGATTTTAGCCATTGTATGGTTCCTCCTTATTGTTTTAGGTTTTAGTCGTTGAAATCGTCGTAGGCTGAGGGGCGCCGCGCGGGCGTCCCGCGTTCGTGGTATTCATCGCAGTGGTCCTCGTACTCCGTGAACTCGTCGCAGTAGGGCGAGGCCCTGCAGCGGCAGGAGTAGAGACCGTTGTGGTCGTAGCAGTGAGATCCGCAGGTCCCGCAGCACTCCCGGTCATCATAGTGTCCCATCGTCTCTCCTTCCTATCTTCGTGAACGCCGCGCCGTTGCTTAGGCTCTCGACGGTTAGGCTCCATTGCTTCGGCTCGCGGATCGCGCAGCCCTTCGCCGTTCTGAATTGGCAGGTCTTACAGGATAGATCGCCGGCGGCGTAGGTTCTTTGGCAGAAGCGAAGAAGGGCACCAGCGAAGTCGAGCGCGGTCTCTCTTCGGATGTTTGTGGGCTTCCCGAGCATGTCGGCCTCCTTAGTCTGCGAAGTCTGAAGCTGCGGGGCTGAAGTCCGGATGCGGATCCGAGGCCGGTGCCAGCTTCGGAGCGCCCGGAGGCTTGAAGATCAGGCCGGCGCCTTCGATGACTTCCTTGAATTGTTTCTTTCCCATGAGGTCGGTCATCTTCGTGATACCGAGGAGCTGCTTCTCGTAGATCAGCGCCTCCGCGTACCCGGCCTTCATGGCTGCGGCTGCGACCGCGTCCTCGTCTTTGTACTTCCGGTTGCTGCGGCCTTCGATGACCTTCCAGCCGGGGATGGCGTGGCCGGTCGTGATCGCGCCGATGGCGTAGTCGCTGAGCTTCCGGCCGAAGGCCTGCAGCGCGTCGATCTTCGGCAGGATCTCGCCGATCTCCTCGTCGGTGAGGAGCGCCGGATCCGTGACCGCGTACTTTGCGATGCTCAGCAGCCAGGCCGCTCTGGCCTTGCAGGTGGCCGCCGCCGGGCAGAAGTGAGAGTCGCACCAGGCGCCGGGCTGGTAGCGGGGATTGTCCTCGAGGGCCTCCTCGGCTGCCGGCTTTGCGACGGTCTCCGCCCAGGTCTTCAGGTCAGCGACCGCCAGCTCTTCATCCGTGACGGAGTCGAGCCGCGGCTGGTAGATCACGACCCTCATGCGGTCGAAGTCGTAGATCAGGTCGAACTCGGCCAGGGCGCCCAGGGCGTAGAGCCGGATCTGCGGATTGCCGACCGCGGAGACCGCGACGCCCTTGCCGTATTTCAGGTCGATCACGGTGGCGCAGCCGCCGCCGATTATCACGACATCCGAGGTCCCGAAGCCGCCGGGGACATACTCGTCGAAGCTCACCCGGCGCTCTGTCATAAGGACCGCGGCCGGGTCGGCCTGCTTCGCCTTCTGGTACTCCGCCCAGACGTAGTCGACATAGGGCTCCAGGATCTTCTGCATGGCTGCGAAGCTGCCGGGCGTGCTGGGGTGGCTTTCATAGAAGGCATCGACCAGCTTGCCCTGCTTCGTGAGCTGCTTCGTCATCTGGGCCTTCGTTAGGTCGCCGGCGTTGTAGCTGATTAAGATCTGCGCGACCTCGTGGGCGAGCCGGCCTTCCTCTGCGGCGTCGGATGTCGTGGAAGGGTAGAGGGCCGCCAGGCGAGCGGATCCCGGGCAGTTGATCCAGCGCTCAGCGCTGGAGGGTGAGAGAACAGCGTGTTGGTTTGGCATTTTAATCCTCCTTCCTGTGAGGCGCGTGGCCAGAGCCCACGAAGGCGCAGACCAGCGCGGCCAGACGGTTCTTTACGGCCTCTTTCTTTTCAGGGTTAGCGATCCGACGCGCCTCTGCGCGCTCGTCGATTGCTCTTTCGACCTGTTCGGCGGTGTCGATCATTCGCTTCAGTGTCGCGGCGTTTTCCTCCTCGATCAGCTCATCCGGGTGGACCTGGAGGATCTCGCCCTCGCCGCAGGTGGCGGCCCGCAGCATGTTCCCGTCGGGCTCTTTCTCTGTAATTGTCACGCGGACCAGGTACTCCTGGCCGACCTTGATGTCCTCGGCCCTCATGCCATGACCTCCTTTGCTGCTGCCAGCGCGGCGGCATAGTGCTCGGCCTTCAGCTCCGGCAGGTTCGCCGCTCCGAAGCCGTCGAGGATCTTCTTGACGTCGTCGCGGTGGCCTGCCTTGATCAGCTTGGCGAAGGCTGCGCGGACGTCCGTCTCCTTGACCTCGCCTGAGGCCGTTTTTGAGGCTTTTGAGGCGGTGTCGGCCTTGGCCGAAGATTTACCCGCCTTCTCCGGTTTCTCTTCAGGAGCGGGCGCTGGCGCGTCCACGGGGGCTTCCTGGGCTGTCTCCTTCGGTGCCGCTGCGTGCTCGGCGTCATACTTGGCCGCGAAGCCGTCCGGATCCTTGATAAAATCCGTCAGCAGATCCCGGAGCTTTTCCTTCTCCTCCGGAGTGAATGGGACGCCGTCCAGGGGCGTGAGCTTGATGGTCAGCTCCTGCGGATCCGGTGCGAGGGCGGTGGCCATTCTCTCTGAGAAGGGTGCGTCGGTGCCGACCAGCTGCATAAACTTCGGCAGGCTGAGCATCATGTCCCTCAGGTCTTTGAACTCAAAACTGATTTTCATGTGGGTATCCTCCTTTGATTAACTTTTCAGCTGCGGCTTTCGCTGCCGTCAGCGTTTTACACTCTTTTTCGTAGTCGCCGAAGCGGACGAAGAAGGTCGCCAGGGCGGGCGCTGCCGTCCGCGGGGTCCTCTTCCTTCGGCTTTCGATGGTGACGTCTGCCGCGCCGTTTCGCGGCTGGTAATAGATCGTCGTCATGTCCCAGGTGATCACCTTAGCGACGCTGATCCACTTCATGTCGCGCCCTCGTCGCTCTTGAAGATCTCAGCAGCGTCCCGGATCGGGATCGCGTGCTTCTTTGCGTATTCGATCTCGTGCCTCATGCCTTCGCTGGGCTTGTCCAGGCCGAAGACGATGATCTCGTCGCAGCGTGCGAGGAGCTCGATGCCGGCGGCCATGCCGCGGATCCGCTCCTCCTCGACCGTGTCGTCGAGGAACTGCGTGAAGTAGATATGCGGCGCGATCGGCAGCACATCGGGCCAGTGCTTCATGACTGCGCGGCAGTAGCGCCGGGCGTTTTCGATGTTCTTTTGGTAGTCGCCCCGGCAGGGCGAGCAGATGTAGGCGAGCTTGTTCTTCACGTTTCCACCTCCTTCGGGGTTAGGTTTCTGAGTTGTTCTCCGGCGCTTCGTTTCCCCAGCAGTCCCATCCGTCCGCGCCGGAGCGGGCGAACAGTTCAATCCGTGGCAGGTCGCCCATGAGCTCGACGATCCTGTCCCTGACCTCGTCCGGCTTCTGGCTATGCCGCCGCAGCGGTGCGAAGACGAGCTGGCCGACGCCGGCGCTGATCCGCTTCGGCTTTCCCTTGACGGCGAGCAGGCACGGCTCGGAGTTCCCGCGGGTCCACCGTCCGAGCCCGAAGAAGTATCCGTTGCCGCTGCGGTTCTGCTTCACCCATTGGAATGCGATGCTCTTGTAGGTGAAGCCCCACGCCTTGATCAGGTCGAGAGCCTCCTGCATCTTCGGGTACGTCGCCCACATAAAGAGGACGCAGTCGTCCGCCGCGATCCCCCCCCTTGCTTCGAGCTGATCGGGAGTTGCTTCAGCTCCTCGATCGTCATTGTCTTATACTGAGAGGCAGCGGCTCCCTGGCATCCGGCGTCGTTGTACGACCAGGGCGGATCTGCGTAGATTATGTTGTATTTCTTCTTCGGGAATGGGATCATCTCGGGGCCTCCTTTAGTCATTGGCAGACGCGGTCGAGCGTCCGGGCTTCTTGGTCTTGATGACGACGATCTGGTTTCCGCTGCGGTAGGTGTCGAAGACGTCCTGGAGCTTGTTCGTGCGCCGGTAGGTCTTGATCGTCTCGTACCGGCGCTTGCAGGCGCCCACGTCGTCGTACTCGATGACCATGTTCTTCTTCTGTGTGGCGAGGAAGGCGATGACCGCCAGGACCTCCTCGCAGGGTTTGCCGCGGAGGGGAGCCCGCTCCGGGAGTGCTTTGACGTCGTAGTTGATCTTCATAGATTTCTTCCTCCTTAGATGTAGTTCAAATTTTCATAGGTAATGGTGTCGCCCCAGGTCAGGTTGTCCGATCCGGGGATCAGCTCCTCGAGGCTGATCGTCTGGATCCGCCGCGCCTGTTTCTTCCTCTCGTTACAGACGGCGGAGCTCATCGCCCTCCAGGCGATCGTGCTGAACTCGAAGCGATAGAGGCCCGGCTCGCTGAACCATCTCTCAACGGTCAGGAGATACCGGAAGATGACGACGTCGTACCAGTCGTCGAACGGGAGCCGGTTCTTCTTCAGGAAGGCCTCGACGATCCAGAGGTTATCGCGGGCGACGTCTCGCTCCTCCGGTCGAAGAGGTCGCAGGGTCGCCCTCATGAGTTACCCCCCCCCGCGATCTTGCGGCTCAGCATACGGATCCGGCAGGGACCAGTCCCAGACCTCGCCGGTGTCTTCATATTCCTCGCGGAAGTAGTTCTCGCGGCCGTCGCCGCTGAAGAACAGGTAGGAGGCCGGCAGCGTGCGGCCGACGTCGGTCTGGCCTTGCTTTTCGGCCCAGTAGCGGTCGAGGATGTCGGCGGCGAGCTGCCTCATGTCCTCCGGGGCTTCGATGCCCTCGATCCATGCGAATTGGTGCGGCTTTTTGATGACCTCCTCGAGGGTGGCGGTGCCTCTGTCGTATCGGTTCAGGGCGCACCAGCCGACCGCCGCGATCCTCGCGTAGGCTGAGACGCCCCAGCGCTCGCCGTCCCATTTCACGACGAGGGCCTCTGCCGTCAGGAGCTCGGCCATCAAGTCGACGTCCTCCTCCGTGAACGGGGAAGCGGGCGGCGGATCCGGTGTCGGTTCGGGCAGGTGCTCCCGCAGCGTGATCGCTGTGGTCGTCGCCGGCCTGTCCCCGGGCTCCTGCGTTCGATCGGTTTCCCTGTCGCCGGTGCCGCTGGCGCCGACCACCCAGAGCACCAGTGCGATCACCATGATCGCGCTCAGAGCGAAGCAGCGGAGCCTCATGATGCGCCGCTTATGGCGGCGGCGAGTTCGATGGTCTGGTCGGCCCTTTTGGCCAGGGCCGCGGGTCAGGTTGTTCATGCGTGGGCTCCTTTCATCTTCGCAGCCCGCGCGGCGAGCCACTTCTCGTAGTCTTTAGCCGTGGCCGGATCCTCGAAGGCCTTCCGGACGGCGGCGAGGACCGGCCGGGCCATCGCTTCGACGCGCTCCTGTGGGATCAGCTTCGCGTCCATGTAGCTTGTGGATTTCATGTAGAATACCTCCTTCTGTCATTTTGTAGCTTGGTAAGCTACATCGGGGTAAAAAAATATAGGTCCCCAGTCAGTCCGAGGGATGTTCAGGACGGTGCCGATCTTTTCCGCATAGCTGATCGGCATGTCGCCCTTTTCAAGCCAGCGGCTCAGGGTGGCGGGGCTGACTCCGATCTCGCCTGCGAGCGCTTTGACGGTCTTGTTGTCGTTCCGCGCCATGTGGACGCGGATCTCGGTGCTGTTTACCATGATTTAGTTCTCCTTTCCGATTGCTTTTTTTAAGGTTTTCGGCCTCTTTGTGGAGCCGCTGCCGCCGGGCTTCATCCGCGTCGTGTCGAACGTGTAGAGCGGATAAGTGCAGTAGCCGGAGTGGCCGAGGATCCCGGTCGGCTTCCCGAGGCCGGTCTTCCGGAGGAACTCCTCCGCCCAGGGGCAGTTGTTCACGTCGAGGAAGGCTGTGTGATCGTCGGCTTTGAAGTCGCTGGCGGTGATGTTGACGGTGATGACAGCGAAGGGCTCGCCCTCTTCGGTGGTGAGGGAGACGGCGAGGGTCTTGTTTGCGGCGTACCGGTTCGCGGTGGCCAGGACGCGCCAGGTCTCGCCGAAGGCCTCGACGTCGTAGGTGTAGGGATCTGCGGCCTCCCGGTTCTTGTGCATGAGCTCGTAGTCCTTCGGGCTCATGTGTCCGTCGTAGACGTAGGGGTCCGGCTCTTCCGTGGCCGGGGTGTCCCGCCAGGCCATGCCGGCCGGGAGATCGGTCGGGCGTTCGGTCGGCTCCGGAGGGAAGGCGGTCGAGCCGTCGAGCGTGTTGTAGCCGCCCTCGTAGTGCCAGCGGATCCCGGCGGCGAGCTCCTTGACGGTCATGTCCTCGCCGAAGTGTCCGCAGTAGTAGCCGTTCAGCATGACGGCGTTCGGATCCTGCTTCAGGATCTCGCGGGCGGTGTCGAGGTCATCGGGCTCGAAGGTGTCGGTCTCCGCGTCGAGCCATACGGCGGTAGCGTTCCAGCTCCGGCCGGTCTTCCAGACGAGGACCCAGGCGATCCCGTCGCGGATCTCGTCGGCGTAGTTTCTGGCGATTTCATTCAATGCTGCCATGTTCGTCATCCTCCTTAGATGGTCTCCCCGAGCTCTCTGCGGCGGGTTCGTTCGTTGTTCTCCCTTGCAATTCGTTCCGCGTCTTCTCGGCGGGCTTTCTCTTTGCTGTCATACGCGGTCAGACGCTCGACGTGTTCCTCTCCCACGGCTGCCCAGGCGGTGTCGAGCATCCGGGTGACGTAGTCCTCATAGGTGGCGCCGGCGTTCTTCTTTTTGCTTTCCTCTCTGGCGTCCCATAGTTCAAACAGGCGATCCATGCGATCCTCGGTGATGAAGCCCCAGCCGTAGTCGTCGTGAATTTGCTGCCGTGTCTCGTAGTTTTTCAGCTCCTCGAAGGGATCCTCGCCGGCCTGCTTCTTGCTTTTCGAGCGGAGGCGCTGCTTGATGTATCGGATCTTTGCGTCATGGATCGCGCCTCGGGCGGTGATTATAGCCTTTCGGATCTCGGCCACTTCTGCGGCTTCCGCGCGTTCCTCATCTGTCGGCTTCCACTTGGCCAGAATATCTTCCGCGGATTGATAGCTCATGATCTCGCCCCTCCCTTCATTTGTCGAAGTGGCCGCCGGTGGAGTAGTCCCACTCGATCGTCCCGTTCTCATACTGCTGGACGCCATGTGCCATAAAGGTCCAGCCGCTTTTCGTGTTCTTCATGCAGGCGTCGCCGCCGCGGTAGACCTTCAAGCAGATGAACTCGCCGCCGCCTTTGTTCGCGTAGATCTTGCCCTCCTCCGGCGTGATCCGCTGCCGCTTCGTGCCATCGGCCCGGGCCACGAGATCCAGAAGGTCGCCCTTGAAGCACTCGTCGTTGAGCGTCATGCCGCTGAAGTGCTCCAGCTCGGCGCTGCTGCACTCGTAGCCGCAGAGGCTCACACGCTGCGCCGTGATGTTGAAGTGTGCGTATTTGCCGGGCGCCAGAACGACGTCCGCCATGTCGAGGGTGTCGCCGTAGTAGAAGTGGCGCACCGTGCAGCTGGGGAACAGGAAGGCCGCCGCCTTGTTGAATTTGCGGATCATGAGCTGGATCGCTTCCGCTTTGTAGCCGTTGTCCTTGACCTCGATTTTGATTTCGTTCATTGTGTTGTGCTCCTTTCGTCTTCGGTCCGCCGGTTTAGCGGGGGCGTTTGTGTCTTGGCACTCTCTATTATAATCTCGTTTTTGTAGCTTGTCAAGCTACATTTGAAAATTTTTTTTCAAATATGTTGATTATGGCGATAAAATCGGGTATAATTAAGGGAGCATTGAGGAGGTGATCGCTGTGTTTAGTGGCGAAAGATTACAGAAAATACGCAGAGATCGCGGGTGGTCCCAGGAACGGCTCGGCGAAGTCATCGGAGTTTCTCGCTCTGCCGTCAACAAGTACGAGATGGGAGTCGTTACCGACTTGAAGGCCTCGCAGATCGAGCTTATGGCTGCGGCTCTTGGTGTCAGCCCTGAGTACCTGGTCTGCTGGACGGACGATCCGACGATTGTGAAGAACTCCGCGTCAAACATACATAACAGCGCCGTCGTGCAGGGGAACAGCGCGACCACGCTGATCGTGAAGAACGGCCGCGCCATCGAGCGGGAGCTCAGCGACGAGGAGATCGAGCTGCTGAGGATCCTCGACGTCCTGAGCGTCCGAGACCGGACGCGGCTCCTGGCCTTCGCCTATGAGCTCGAAGAGCGGCAGCTCAGCGGGAAGGACGGAGGCGCCTGATGGGCGCAAAAAAAGCGCCGGCAGGCACGGCGGCCATGCTGGCGTACATTTACGGGCGGTACTCCTCGCACTCGCAGAAGGACACGAGCATCGAGCAGCAGTTCGCGGAGATCTATGACTATTGCGAGAGGAACGGGATCCGGATCGTCGGCGAGTATGCCGACCGCCACCTGACCGGGACGAACGACCGCCGGCCGGAGTTCCAGCGGATGATGAAGGACGCGGCGAAGGGCCGGGTGCAGCTGGTGATCTGCTGGAAGGTGGACCGCTTCGCCCGGAACAGGTACGACTCGGCCATGTATAAGGCCCGCCTGAAGAAGTACGGGATCCGGGTCGTTTATGCGAAGGAGTCGATCCCGGACGGCCCGGAGGGGATCCTTTTGGAGTCCGTCCTCGAAGGCTCCGCTGAGTATTACTCGGCGAACTTGTCGCAGAATATCCGCCGCGGCATGAGGGCGAACGCGCTGGAGTGCAAGGTCAACAATGGGAACTTGCCCCTCGGCTATTGCAAGGGCCCGGACGGCCGCTTCGCGATTGAGCCGGCCGGCGCCGAGATTGTGCGGGACGTCTTCGCCATGTATATCGACGGCATGAGCCCGACGGAGATCTGCGCCGCGCTGAACGCCCGGGGCCTGCGGACTTCCCGCGGCGCCAGGTATAACAAAAACTCGCTCCGGGTCATGCTCCGGAACGAACGCTATATTGGCGTCTATGAATACGGAGACGTCAGGATCGAGGGCGGGGTTCCCGCTATTATCACGAAGGAGATGTTTGACATGGCTCAGGAGATTATCGCAAAGAACGCCAGGGCGCCGGCGGCATCGTGGTCCCGGGTTGATTATCTATTGACCGGGCGCCTGTTCTGCGGGAAATGCGGCAGCCCGATGATCGGAGAGTCCGGGACCTCCAAAACGGGCGCGAAGCATAACTATTACATCTGCGCCGCGAAGAAGCGCCGGCGGGCCTGCGACAAAAAGACGGTCCGGAAGGAGTGGATCGAGGAGCTCGTGGTCCGGGAGACGCTCCAGCGCGTCCTCGTCGACGGCGTCATCGAGCGGATCGCCGACGCCGTCGTGGATCTCCAGCGCCGGGAGCAGGAGGAGGGCGAGATCCCGATCCTCCAGAAGCAGCTCGCCGATGTCGAGCACAGCCTGAAGAACGTGATGACGGCCATCGAGCAGGGGATCTTCACCCAGACCACGAAGGCCCGCCTCGAGGAGCTCGAGGAGCAGCGCCGGCAGATCTCCGACCGGATCGAGGCCGTCCGCTTCGAGACGCCGGAGCTCTCCCGGGAGCAGATCATCTACTGGCTCGAGAAGTTCCGAGGCGGCGACGCGACGGATCCCGCCTTCCAGTGGAAGGTGATCGAGAACTTCGTGAACGCCGTCTATCTGTACGACGACCGGATCCGGATCGTCTACAATTACACCAAACAGGGCGCCGAGACGGTCGACCTGAACTTCGTCGAAGGCCTCGCCGAGGCCTCCGGCGAGGGGTTCGGCTTTGGTGCGTGTTGCTCCACCATATTACACTGACTAAATAGATGAAAGTGCCTTAAATCAGCCCGTAGATACGGGCTTTTTTGGTGTTCAAACGGCAAAAATAAGAAGTTAAAAACCATATATGAAAAAATCCGAAAAACACCGGCTGACGGAATTTGAACTCTCGACATTTAAATAGTTCAGAATATAAAGGCATATTTGAGGAAAATAATAAAAATGTAGATGCATTGATTTACTCGGAAAATATACAGTACTATGGTAATGTATTGCACATTGGCGGAAGTACCAATGTATTTAATAACAATATTCAGCTTAATCATTTATATATCAATAAAGATAAGCTTGAAAAGGAAGTAGAGATATATAATAGCTGTCTCTTATACACGTCTGACGCTGCCGACGATATGCAGTGTG